TCAATGCCGTAGTGACCAATGCATTGAATGCGTCATAACCGTTTTGGCCGTCTTCATACAAGATCGTCTCATCAATCTCATCTGGCTTGCCTTCGTTGTACCAACTGATGCGCACGATGGCTAAGACCTGTTCCGGCAAAGCGCTGATGTGATAATCAAGCTCTTGCCTCCTCGGTTTCTTCGGTTCCATCCAGATCATTAGGTCCACTAAGCGGTCGGTCACCCAGTCCAGCAGGTTGTAGATCAAGCCCCGCATTGGCCGTAGCCTCAAGCTCTTCATCTACGTTAAAGTCGTCACCTAGCACATCGCCTTCGGCAAGTTCACGCAGCAGCGTTTCCTGCGTGATGGTACCTGCGGTGTAAAGCTGCAGCAGCGCTTGAATCTCCTGCGGCTCAAGGCGTGTGCCAAGGAAGTCACGGTTGACGTAGCTACTACCAGGTGATGTGTTGTTGCCGATGTACTGCGCATGAAATTGCAGGCAGTTGTCGATCATGTCCTGCACGTTCTGTGCAATGACCATCATGGTGCTGTCGCCTTGGCTGCGATCAATGCGCTTTGCCTCAGCAGTTTCAGCGGATAGCTTCTGGCCCAGCACTGCCGACAGACCTAGCTCGTTGATCTGCAGCGCAAGCTGCTCAAGCCTGCGAAACTGATAATCAAAACTGCGGCCAGCAGGTTCGATGTATTCAGCGCGGCCATCAGCGGGGAATGCGATCGCCTCGCCGGGTCCAGCGCTGACTTCCTCTGCTGCAGACGGAAAGCCATAAAACGCCAGCATCGGCACAGCGCTGATGTGGAGTTGGTTATCCAAATCGCTCTGGATCTGATACGCCTTTAGGTTTAGCTCGGCGATGTCTTCCAGCGGCGGCCGTGACTCCATGAAGCCATGGCGCTGCGCATAGGCAAGTGAAAAGGGGATCTCAGAAAGGCTTGTACGGCCCTCGTCGACAACCTTAAAGTCGCCGTTGTCTTGCTTCTGATGCAGTTGGAATTCACCTGGCGTCAGCACCCGGATCTGCTCGACTGCCTTCTCTCCAAACTCACCATCAGGCACGGTGACCGTCTCGGCTAGCCGCAACTGCGTGAGCACCTGCCGGCCTTCCTGCTGCTCAGCACGCCAGCCAAGAATCTGCCGTGGTGTGTAGGTCACCCAATAGGGTCTGCCCCCATCAGCAGGTGCATCCACCAGTACACCAACGTGGCCGTAACGGACCATTTTGCGTGTGGTTTCGTAGGTCCAAACGTTGAGGTCATTGCCCTGTAGATCAACATCAAACAACTGCTCGCGGATCACGTCCGCTGTATCGTCAAGCCGTACGGGCTTGCGGGTGAGCATCCCGGCCAGCATCCGCTCTAGGCGTTGATAAAACGGCGGGCACACGCTGCGTGCAAGACGGTTGTCGTAGGACTCGTCTAGCTCACGCGGCTCTTGCGGCAGGTAACGGCGATGCTTGCGGCGCATCCCATAGGTGCCTTGCAGCAAGTCTTCGATCAGGATCCAATGCGCCTCTTGTGCGTACCACGCGGTGTTGGCATCTTGCACGCGAGTAACGCGGCGCTGCGCAATGGGCCGGTCGTAGTTGTTAAAGCCGGTGTACATTACAGCGCCGCAGTCATAGGTGCAGTTTAGGCAGCAGTCAACGTGATGCTATTGCGGCCAATCTTGATGTCAAACTCAGCGCCGGGTTCGTATCCCATCTCGCGCAGGTAGCCGTCACCGATTTGCAGCTTGCCGTTGAATTGCACCTTGGCTTTGTAGGTCAAGCCGCGGCCGCGCTTTGCTGTCTTGCTGCCTAGATCAACGCCTTTGGCTTCCAGCAGCGCTTCATAGAACTGCGTGAATGCCACTCGATCCTTGATCACGTAGCCGCAAGCGCGCACCAATTCGGACTTAGGCGCATTGCCCAGTTCCTTGACCTTGGCGAGTAGTTCAGCACCCTTGAGCATGGGTAGGGTAATGGTTGGACTGATGGAGTGTAGCTCAATCAACGTCCGCTGCAACCATCAAGCCGCCCAGAAATACCGCAATGAAGAATAGGTAAACAGCAAGCGCCAGCAGTGGTCCGCCTAGGGCAAAGCCCGCGGCGGCAATGAAATGCACTGCCATGACGCCAATGAAAAACCAAATAACTAGCGCTGCGCTGCGTGCAAAAGTTTTTAGAAATCTCATGGTGTTACCTGAACTCATCACTTAACAAAAGTGCGGTATCGACCAGTTTGCAAAAGTCCGCGACGCAACATTGATGGCATACAGTTCTGTCATTTTCAAGTTGCCATCCATCTGGCGGTCCCTTGTCTTGGCCGATAGGACCGCCGCAATCAGCGCAGATCACGCCCATTGCTGAATGAGCAGGGTTGCATCAGCGCGGAACGTGGCCGCCACTTCGCGGATCAGATCACGGGTGATCTTGGTGCCGGTGCGGCGCAGATCCATCAGTTGGTTGTTGGCGCGACCAAAAGCGGCATCGCGCTCAGCGCGGATTTCCTTGGTGATCTGCTGGCTGCTTTTGCCGGTGTTGCGCGCGGCGCAAGTGCGGCCGAAGTGGGCCAGTTTGCCAAGGTCAGACTGCATCAGCACTGTGGCTTTCAGATTGGTGCGGCCGCAGCAGTCGCAAGTGGTGATGCTGTCGTCGGTGCAGATTGCGGTGTAGCCCATGTCTCTCGGTTTGGAGTCCCCATACTGTACACCATTGGCAGCCCTTGGCAACCTTGCTCAGTAAATCCGCACGCCGGTCGTGCGCCCAACACCTGCGTGCAATGGGTTGAATTCACGCCAGACCAAGTAGCCGAGCGCATCATTCATGTGGTCATGGCCGGCGTCCTTGTCCGGGTCGCCCTTGTCGGTGTAGCACTGCAGCTCTAGGCATTCGATCAACCGCTTGCAGCGCTGGTGGATGGTGAGCCTGACTTGGCCCTTGCCGTTTTCCAGCAAAGCCTGAACAGCAGCCACGCGATCACGGACGGGAGGATTTGCGCGCGGCGACTGGTTTGACATGCCGTAGGACTCCAGGATCTGAATATCGGTCTGGCTTGCGTTGGTGCTGCGGTTGCCGCCGCTGGCATCTGGGTAGATGTAGATACGCCGCTGGGGGTAACGCGCTTGGATCTCTTGCGCCAATGCGTCGGTGTCATGGGCGCCGCTGATCTCATCAATCACTAGCAGGCTGCTGCCAGCGCGGATGCCGATCACAGCGGACATGTTGCCAACGTTGAAATCAACGCCAATGCGCAGCGGCTCGCGATCTAGGTTTGGCAGCTCAGCCGCCACGTGCTTGTTGCGGCTAAAGCGGTCGTAGATGGTGCCAGTGGTGAGGTTGACGAACTCACCGTCTAGGTAGGCCCGCAGCAGGTTGGGATCGTAGTTGGCTTCTAGCCGCTCGATAAAGTCCGGCGGCAGATGCGGGTTGTCTGCTGACCGCATCTTGATCAGCTTGCGATCGGCGCGTCCCTTGGCGTCTTCACTGCCGAACGTGTTCCACATCCAGCGGAAGCCTTCTGGTGTAGATGCAGCGCCAAACTGCCGCACATTGCCGGACCGCAAGCGGCCAAGGATCTTGGGAAATGCCTTGTTCGCAATGCTGGGCGTCACGGTGTCAATTTCATCGGCCAGCACCCAGGCAAGGTTCAAGCCGATGATGCGGCTCCAGTTCTCAAAGCTCCGGCACAGGATCTTGGTATCACCGCCTGGCAGGTGCAGCATGTACTCAGGCAGCGGGCTAGCCCTGAAGGTGTAGGGGATTTCATACGCCTCTAGGAAGTTCTCGAAATCGTTCTGCCAGATGTCGCGGATCAATGGGCCAGTCGGCTCCATCACTGCACCGATGAAGCCCTGATTGGCCGCGGCCAGCATCACCGCTTTAGCGCACAGCGCACGTGTCTTCCCGGCGCCATAACCGGCTGAGATGCCAATGATCTGCGTGTCGCTGTCATCCACAAACGCAAGCTGCCCAGGGTGCAGATCAGCGCGGATGCGTTGCAGCAGATCGCCCGTGTCCTCTTGCGTGGCGACATCCATAAACCCAAACAAGCTGCCGGGTTGGCAGATGCCGGCAAGCAAGCTCATGACATCTCAAACCGCAACAGCTTGGCCTGATCTTCTAGGGCCTTGATTGCAATGCTGAGGTTCCCCTTAGCGCGTGCTTCACGCTCGTAATCTTGCAAGCGAGCGACAGCAGCAGCAAGCCACTGCGGCCGCTCTAGCTCTGCATCCAACGCCATGAGCTGGCGAGCGCGAGACATGTAAGTCTCTGCGGTGCGCTCGCCGCATCCCCATGTCTCCGTTGCGTATCGCAGGATTTGTGTCCTGCTGTGAGCACGCAACAGGAGATCGTAAACGGTGTTTACCCGCTCATCAATCTCGACGTTGGTGCTCTTCTTTGCCACGTATTAGTTGCGGACTTGCACAGGCATTACCAGATAAGTTACACCGTCCACGCCACTAGGTGTCAGTACCACGGGTGTGGTTGCCGTATTGGCGTGGAATGTGATGGCTTCTGCAGGCTTGAACGCCTTGATGCCGTCTAGCAGGTAGTGGACGTTGAACGCCCATGCTCCATTGGCGGTGCCTTCAACCTTGAGCAGCTCTCTGCCGTTGTTGGCATCGGCTTCAGCAGTGATCTCAAGGCCACCGCTGCCGGCTGTGAGCTTGACGATGGAGTTGTGCGCATCGGCAATGATGGCGACACGCTCCAAGGCACGGGTCAAGCGTCGGCGGTCGGCAGTGATGGTGCTTTTGAACTCAGCGGGTACCAGCTTGGCCACGTCTGGGTAGGTGCCATCCATGATGCGGCTGTAGATGGTGATGCCATCGCCTGCGTCAATCACGGCTTGCCCTTTGGCAACGGCGATGGTGACCACGCGATCTTGCAGCAGGCGCATGGTGCTGGCTGGTAGCACGAGGTCTAGGCCATCTGGGAGGTCAATGGCGTAACGCATCAGGCGATGCCCGTCAGTGGCCTCCATGTGGCTATTGCCGAGGTGGATGCCTTGGAGCATCTGCTTGCTGGCGTCGGTGCTGGCAGCTGCCATGCAAGCGCGGATGCCAGCGGATAGGTGCAGCTCGCTCGTAGCGGCGTCCACAACAGGCAGCGCGGGGTAATCCGCTGCATCAGCCGCTGCAAGCCCGTAGGAGCCCGCAGAAGCCGTCAGAGCGCCATCTGCGAGGGTCAGAGCCTCATCGCCGTCAAAGCGGCTCACAAGGCCAGCCAGCAGCCGATACGGCAGCGCTACAGCGCCATCGGTCTCCACTGCGGCTGGGATGGTGACGGTGATGCCGAGGTCAAGGTTGAAGCCGGTGATGGTCATGGCACCACCGGCGGATTGGATCAAGCAGCAGTCAAGGATCGGATGGCTGCTGCGGTGGCCAACGGCAGGCGCAATGGTGCGCAGCGCGTGATCGAGATCGGCTTGGCAGGTGACGGCTTTCATTTGGCGGTGGCGGCAGTGACGAGGCTGGTGATGATGCGTTCGTAATCAGCGGCGAAGCTATCCACAAGCTCCATGGGGAGCGGTACGCCGTCATCAATGGCGTTGTCGGCAATGGCTGCGGCATACGCCACTGCCTGGGTCATGGTGTCATGCAGCCGATTGATCACCGGTTGCTGCTTGGCTGGAATGTGAATGAGCGATGACATATGCAACGAGAGTTTCAACGTGACGGCGGTTCAGGTCACCACGCATGAATGCGCAGGCGTCCGCCACCAGCGCATGGTAAGCCGCCGTGGTCAATCCTGCAACAACCCCACCACTCAAAGCACGCTGCCGGATCAAGTGCGCACGCGGCATCCCATGCGCTGCTGCTTCAGCGTTCAGCCGCGCCAGGTCATCAGCGGAAACATTGATCTTGATTTCGGGCATTTGGCTTTGGTGGCTGGCGGCGAATCGTAGCTGTGGCGCGGTTTCTGACGGTTCTGACGGTCTCTTACGGTAAGCGTAAGACTCCAAAATCCAGTTGCCGCAAGGGGTTTGCCCCCCTTCTTACGTTTCTAACGGTAAAAAAGGTATATACGTATAGAGAGAAGCCTCCTACCTGTGCAACCTTGCTCTCTGCCTCTCTTATAGGGGA